TCATCTCTTGTAATACCCAACATACCCAAAGAATCCCAAACAAAAGGATATAAGTCATCTTGACCTTCGGGAGGACTGACAAGAAGTTTCATATCAGGATGTATCATCTTTTCATTAAAGTAAGCGAAAAGATAAGGCAAAGTATCATAGATGAAGTGATAGTAATTTGCCATGTTATACACAAAGTAAAACATGGGAACATCAACTGTCTTCTGCACTTGAGGAAGTTCACCATCAAATGTCATGTCACCAACCTCATAAATCGTCCCTCTCTCAAGTGACATAAACTTTTCCCTTAAAGGGAGATAAAGTTTTTTACTTTTGTAAGAGTAGAGAAGTGGAAGAGGATAGTATTTTGATAGACCAGTAAATTGTGCAAGAGGAAAGTATGCTACCTCAATTTTTCTACCATGCCTGTCTGTCGCTGAAATTTTTCTAGTGGGACTTTGATCCCAATATCTAATCGGTAAGGAAATCTTTAAAGTAGTCATAAGTATGCCAATTCACAGAAGCAAAAAACTTTTGCCAGTATCTATAAGTCTTTAAATCATTAGGTGTTCCCCAACAAATGTAATGATCTATCTCAAAATTCTTGACTCTATATCCCAATTCTAGAGCAGTGTTCAATAAAGTATCTACATAAAATTCACCATTTACTCTCTCATTAGTTTCATATAATCTCTCAAGAGATTTATTATATACTTCTTTATTTCTAAAGAACATAGTCCCTACTATAGCATACTCATCTATAGGGTTTGATCCGTATGGAAATTTCTTAACATTTACCTTATTAACATTACCATCATCATCTACATCTAACCACGAATACATGTTCGGGTTATGATGTGCGGTGTAATTATTTCTATAACTCCAAACAACAATGTCATTATCAGTATTCTCAATAACATCTGCAAACTTATCTGAGTCATAAAGAGCACCATTATCACAAGCAGACAGTAAAATCGAATCACCATCTTCTACCTTGTCAACTAATAGTGCCGTGGTGCAAGCTTGTCCTTCAGTTACATCATCAATCCACACTACATTATTAAAGTCTTCAAGAGGTAGTAGACTCATATGAGATCTAAGACACGCGAAGATATTACTATCAGTTTGTGGGAGACAGCGAAGTGCTTGGTTAATCATGTACTTACCATTGACTTCAAGAAAAGGTTTAGGAACACCATAACCTTCTTTAGAAAATCTACTACCTGCCCCTGCCATAGGAATAACAGTGGTGCAACCCTTAATTTTAAGTGGTTTAATACCATTCATATTGTCAGCAAAGTAGTTTGACCACTGCTGATACATCTTTACATCTAGTGGTGTTCCCCACTGAAGCATGTTTGGAACCTCATATACAGTGTTATAAAGTTCATCTCTGATCATCAAGTTATAAACAAGACTAACGTAATACTCATCATTACAACAAACATCCTCGTCAATTAATTGTTGAAAATAATGTTTAACATACTTACCTTTCCTAAAGTAGTAAGTGCCAGTAGAAGCATACTCTGACATTTTATCGTCAGTAAATGGTTGCTTTTCACGTATCTCCTCAATTTGATATGATCCCTTTCTCAATCTACAAAAAGCATAGTTATCACTACCAAGCATATGGGGATGAAATCCCACATAAGAGATAACAGATCCATCACACTGAGTGTCTTCAATATGAGAGAGGAAGTCATCATAATCCCATTTCATAGAGAAGTCACAGTAATTGACTATGACCTGTTCGTCATCATCAATATACTTTTTTGCTGCTAATACAGTATGAACTGGTCCTTTCTTATGTTGATTGATCGTGATGATAATAGAATCTTTTACAAGACTGTGTAGAACTTCAACTACATCAGTTTCTTTTGCATGTTTTTCATTAATAATAAACACAAACTCTGAATCTTTTGGATACAGATTGACAATGTGTTCAATGACAGTCATGCCATCAATCTCTAAAAGGTATTTTGGATCTTTATAACCTGCTACTGAGAATCTACGACTCATCCCAGACATGGGAATTACAACTTTCATATCAGAATCTTGGAAGTGTGACGGGGATTGGATGCCTTTGCATGGGGATGCCCATTCTATCTAGTAGTTCAACATGAATCAATTCAATACACCATGTTCCCTCTCTCCTTTCCTTAGTTGACCTGATCAAACTACGAAGCAAGGGGAAAACACCCATAAAAGATTCCATTGCTTCTGGTCCACCAAAGTTAAACCAGTCATTTAGAAATGGTGGAGGTGCTTGGAGTGATGTAAAATGAATTGAATTAGGGTCAAACTTCTCATATGGGATGGGAACTTGAATTACACTATCAGTTCTACACCTTATTACATAATCATACTTTATCTTTTTATCATATTCATATAGTTTTCTTAATCTATTTACTTCACATAGACTATAAAAATAGGATAGACTGTTGTTGATTTGTCTTTTCTGAAAGTCTGGTTGCTCTTCAATACCACCTGGCCAATACTTTGCTTCTGATGCTTCAAAGTCAGCATCAAGGTCAGGATCACCAAATAACTTACTATTTTCTACTGCTAGACTAACTGGTTGATAAATTTTTTGAAAGGTTTCGATAGCATTCTCTTGTATTCTCTGTGCTTCCCATGCACCAGTTCCACCAAATTTATATGGTTTTGTCTGTAAATCTTCATCAAACCATAGGTGTGCAAAGACATCAACATCATGGTTTTGTATTACATTAGCAAGAATGCTACCGGAGCACTCCTCGGTGAATCTAGGTTGACCCGAAAAACAAAGTGCTAGTTTCATGCTGGATACTTATCAGAGGGAATAGATGGCCACCTTACAATAATCAATTCTGAGTCTGCTAGGAACTCAACATCAGAAACTTCATTTGGTTCATAGATCCACATATCTCCTGCAGACATTAACATACCATCAACTTTGAGTTCTCCAGATACAATATAGTTTAACTCGTTAGTAACTTTATGAAAGTGTGGAAAAGTTTCACATCCTTTCTTGTGTTTGTGATGCGCTACTTCAAAGAATGGATTTTTAAAAATAGATGGTTGAAAGTCTCCTACAAACCATCCCGCTTTAAAGTCTGCGATATTTGCCTGTTTCATTTTTCCAACTCCTGAATACGAATCTGGTGACGACCACCATCAAAAGTATTGGATGAGCAAATTTCAAGATATCTATCTAACACATCATAGTCAACATTCTTTGCTGGAATTGCAAAGAAATTAGCACAGTTGTGACGAATTGCCATCTCCATAGCAAAGTCATCATAGATTAATGCGGAACGAATACCTTTATATTTGTTGGCGCAGATATTTACACCTTGACCTGTGCGACAGAAACCAAAACCAAAATCACAATCACGCTCACCAATAGACTTTACTGCCTGTGCGATGTAATCCCGGTAATCACAATCCTTGTTTAAGATAGTCCCAAAATCAATGTACTCAAGACCATGTTTATCTAAAACTTCTTTGAGAGTTTCTTTTGCCTCAAATCCAGAATGATCAGAACAAATGGCAATAGGTTTATCACCAATACGACGAATAACATTATCTTTGTAAAAGTGAAATTCATCTGGAGTTCCAAAGATATGCATCTTATCTACTGGTTCGGTAAGAATTTTCTTACCATCTTTAACAAGAAGATTATAAAGAGGGGAAATATAAAATTCGTTCTTAGTTCTCATATCACGCTCAATCATTTCGCGAGCGTACTTACAGAAGTCTGATCCCTTTTTAAATCCGTATATTCCTACACAGGCATTACTACTAATTGCTTTCTTCTCAGCAGTTTCTGTTACATAACCATCTCTGTCAACTTTAGCATAACTGTAATTAGTAGAGTTTGATTTAAATGTGAGCATAAGTCCATCACCATCCAAATCATTCATAACATGAGGATCAAAAACAGGTCTAAACTCAATATCCAAAGTATGAATAACAAGAGGAGCATCGTTATCAATATACTCTTCGGCATAAAGACAACTACAAACTGATCCATCAGTAAGTTTATCTAGAATGACAATTTTAATATCTTCACCAAACTTCTTACGTAGAAGTTCATCCATATGAAAATTATAAATCGTTTCATCACGAATTACAAAAATTAAATTACATCCCTCATAATCTAAACAATCAAGAGAGATATCAATCAGATGCTTATCTTTGATATTAATTAATTGCTTGGGGACTTTAAACCCTTCCTTGATGAAGCGGCTCCCAAGTCCTGCCATAGGGACAAGAATATTTGGTTTCATATTGAATTCCTAATGATTTCAGTTGTCTTTAAATGAGCAAATTCAATCCAAGTACGGATATCTCCTTCATTCTGTAGTAATTTATGTAAGAAGCAAGAGGCAAATGTATCACCTGCACCAAGAACATTCACACCCTTAAGCATCAACTCTTCTGGCATTTTGTAAAAGAATTCCTTATCGCTGTTTGACACCACGCTACCAGATGCGCTATGCAGAATCACCCATCCTCTTGTTGCCTCAGCATACTCAGATAGATCACCATCAATATCCTCATCAGAAATAAAGAGATAATCTACATATTGCAGCAAATCTTTGTTGACTGACTTACCAGGGCAGATATCTGCTGTGATAATACCATCCAGAGCAGGAATAAAATCAGTTTTAGTTAATTCATTAAGGTAAATGAGATGATGAATCTTTGATGAGTAGATCTTTGCTTGGTGTTCCACCAAACTCAACTGAACTTTTGAGTATCGTTGAGCAGCAGGTTTATCAATATAGATCAATGCTTGTCCAACATCAATCGGTGAAAGACCAATATCAAGTGTCGCATCAAGTTCTAACAACGCCTTCCAGACGTTTGCCATAGAACCCAGAGTCTTTCTTTCCTTTACACCATCAATAATAGTATCAATCGTCAAGTGACCATAAAGAGAAATATCTTTCATTAAAACTTTTCCTTCAAATCAAGTTCATAGATTTTATCCATGACAACATCATAAGGAACACGGGGAATGAGTTCAAGTTTTTCTAGATCTTCAAACAGATACATGATGGCGTTCTCTCCACCCTTACAAGCTAGAGGAACGGATATGTCCTGTAGCATAGTAGGAGAGTCTGCCATAGAATATGGATGTCCAACTATATCCATTATTCCAAAATCAAATAGATCGTCGCCAAGATAAACTACATCCCATGACTTGCATCCATACTCCTCAAGAATCTCTCCCAAAAAGTTTTTTTTATCTCTATGAAATCCTGCACCACGATTGACAACATAGGGAAGATTTCTATTACTAAGAATTTTAGCATTAAATGGATCACCTGTGAGAAATACAACAGGAATCCCAATCGCACGAAAACGTTTGACTGCGGTCCAATCTTTGTCGCAGAAGTTTTTCATCATGACATTACCGTCACGATCGTAATACTTCTTGCCATCAGTCATTACACCATCGACATCAAGAATAACAAGTTTAATCATTTTTTTAAAAACATAAAATTAGCAACACTGAGATCAGTCTCTCCACCTTCCGTTCTTTTTATTGAATCCCCAATATCATAAACATATTCTTTAGGTAAATCAAACCCAACACTTTTTGCAATAGAAACTATCTCTTTAGGAATTAAGAATTCTCCTGTTCTTTTATTTCGTTCTATCAAATGACTATCAGAGGAAATTATAAAGTAACCTCCACTTTTTAATTTTGAATAGGAAGCTGATAAAACTTTTTCCCATCCAATATTTGAAGTTCCATCAAATTCAAAGTGTGTCACTGAACAACTATCAATAAAAACATCTACAGATTCTTCATCAAGATCAGTCAAAAACTCTTTAGCATCTCTAAGGACCATTTGAACTAAACTTGTTTTAAATGGGTGATCGATTCTCATATTATCAACTCCACTCACATCATGACCTTGATTAGAGATAACATGAGGAACTGGACCTTCGCCAACACCAAGATCAACAACTCTCATACCAGGTTGTTGAATTTCATCAAACATCATCAAACAAGATCCCCATTTACAATAGCAATCTAATTTATCCCAAAGATCACGATCCTTCCAGTATGATGGCGCGTATTCGTCTTTCAATTTAGTACTGTCAATATAATTTTTTATTTTGACAGAATCTTCATAACTTATAATTTTATTACTAATCATTGTTGATACTTTGAATTGTCTTTTGCTAGATGTACAATTTTAGGTTCAAAAGTGCAGAATGTATCAAAGCATTCTGGATATGCATACTCTGGTCCCATCACATGAACATCTTCTCTGCGTTCTGCAAAAAACTTATTCATCTGACTCTCATCATGCCACTGTGCAATGACATCACGATCTAGATCGAACTGTGTTCTGTTTGCTAACTCCCTAATCATAGTAAGGACATGAGGCACCTTACCTCCCCACAGACACCCTTGGAAATAAACAGAGGTGTCATCATCAGGTTCAATACCAGCAGCAGAGATTTGACGTGTCTCAAAGGCACCAGGGTGATTATCATGAGGTGGCATACCCAAGAAATGACAGGGGTGATGAACACCAATGTATTTCTTATCAGTAAACAACTCCTCCTCGGTAACAGTATAAACCACACGGGTGTCAGCGTCAAGGAAGAGAACATAATCAAAGTTTGCTAGATCAGACTCTGCTTTTAAAATATATTTAAAACGCTCCAGGGTGATATATGGCCAGGGCAAATGCTCTTGCTCATATAATTTTACATTATCTGGAAGTTCACCTGTATCTCCATCAGTAAAAACAAAATATGTCTTATCCGTATTAGGAACTAGATACTTCTCACATGCTTCATAATATGATGGTAAGAAATTAAGATAGTCACCTGTGCCAATAAAAACAACAGCAAGTTTCATACTATAGTCCAATGCTCAGGATATAAGTCACTAGTATCTAGGTGGGAGTTATTAGGTCCAAACCATTTTTCAGGTGCAATAACTGTTCCTTTGTTTGCCAACCATGCTCCCCACCAAGAAAATGAACTATTAGCAATAATAAAATCAGAGCACATACTCATCAAGCAAAGATCCACGTAAGGGTTACCACTCTCAGATACAAGAAATCTATCTCCAGAGAATAGTTCTTGTTGTTTACACCACTCAGTATCATCAGAGAAAATAATTACATTTCTATCATTTTCAAACGTACTCAGTGCTGTGGCATAGTAATCAAGAGTAAGATTATTATGATTAGCATTGTTAGTAAGAAAATCTCCTCTACGAATATGTAAAGAAATGGGTTTTTCAACTGCTTGCATCATCTCATTACAAGGATTTTTAATCTCATCCTTAAATGAAAAGTCTTCACGGACTTCATCAGCGATATGTTTAAAATACTTTTCTGTTTGAAAAAATCCATACAGACTCACCCAGTCAGGGCACTCATTAAACAACGTTTCGTTAAACTGAAATCCTTGTTCTTGAACTACAGGTCTGTTAGGATCAATTGTTTGAAGATTTAATTGAGTTGTGTGGGACAACTTAAATGGTTTGAACAACTCAATATGCAATTTGTTTCCAATACCATCATCAAATATTTCTTCATGGTTTGGAAAGCAGAAGTTAAATCCGCGATTAGATGCGATACCTTTAAGTGAAGCAACTTGGAACATTTGATTTCCAAGTTGTCCCAGTTTACCAAGATAATTAAATCCTATCACTGTTTGGTTTGCTCCTCAATCCACGAATATGTTTTAGAAATACCTTCTTCAAGGGTCATTTGATAGTCCCATCCAAGATTTTCGCGAATTACATCGTTGTTGGAGTTACGACCACGGACACCTAGAGGACCGTCGATATGAATTCTATTCACATCTTTGTCTGCAACCTTAGCAACAGTTTCTACAAGTTGATTGATTGTTACCATTTCTTCAGAACCAATATTTACAGGTCCTTGGAAATCAGATTGCATCAGTCGCCAAGTTGCTTCAACGCATTCGTCAATGTACAAGAAGGAACGAGTCTGTAAGCCATCTCCCCACACTTCGATTGCTCCACCCGACTCCGGGAGATAAGCGACTTTACGGCAGACTGCAGCTGGTGCTTTCTCTCTTCCACCGTCCCAGGTTCCTTCGGGACCAAAGATGTTATGATAGCGAGCGATACAAATAGGAATACCATGGTTACGGTTGTAAGCAAGGTAGAGGCGCTCACTGAAAAGTTTCTCCCATCCATATTCGGAGTCTGGTGCTGCGGGGTAGGCTGATTCTTCACGGCAGTCAGGGTTATCAGGATCTAATTGATTATACTCTGGATACATACAGGCAGATCCAGAATAGAAAATCTTGGTAGGTTGGTCTAATTTAGGACGATTACATTCAGTCCAGTCCTTCACTACACCATCAAAGGTTTCGTTCAGTTTATGAACTCCCTCAAGAACATTTAAGTTGATGCTACAGGAGTTATGCATAATCTCTGCATCATTCTCTCCACTAAAAACAAAACCAGCGCCACCCATATCAGCAGCAAACTGATAGATCTCATCAAAAGGTTTAACGTATTGATAGGGTACGTTTGCATTGTAGTTACCAGAATATCCTTTAAACTGGATAATTTCATTAACAAATCTTACATCACGTAGATCACCCTGTACAAACTCATTCGCTTGAGTAGGAGTAAACTCAGGATACTTAAGATCAACACCACGCACCCAATATCCTTCAGCACGTAGACGTTTGACCATGTGACTTCCAATGAAACCACCAGCACCAAGTACAAGTGCTGTCTTCTTATAGTCAGACATAATAATAGTAATTTTCCTCCTTATGTATCATAGCAAAAAAGGGTGGTTATGTAAACCACCCCCGTAAGGTCTTTCATGCACGCCACTTGCTCTTAGGTAAAGCAAGAAACCATTAGAGAGATGAGAAGTGTTTTGGAAACTCTCTCTTAAGTGCGGCAACAACTCTATCAAGTCCTTCAGGTTCATCTGTAAGGGAATGAACTTTGACTTCCATCTCTGCGAGTCTCGCTTCGATTAAGTTAAGTCTTGCTTCTACTTCGACATCATATTTAGACATCGATGCACCATTTGCGGATTTTGATGCTGTTCCTTTAGTCGCCATAGTACTAATAAATTAACTCTTGGATTATTTAGTTTTTAGAAGGGTCTAGTGACTCCACCACCTAGTTTTAAGAACTAGGAAACTTAGGGATTATCCCGACCAGGGCTGTTAGAGTCCATCCGTGACTTAATAAGATCAATCCTTGCTCTTAAATTTACTTCAGAATCTCTTTGAAAATTACCATAAGCAATATTCATAAGAGTTTGAACCGTCTTCCATCCATGATATTTTTTATGAGATCTCACTCTCATATAGTAATCATGGAGTAGAAGTTTGGCATCATGCACCGTCATCCACTCATGTATAAGAGTTAGATTGATGGCATCCTTTTCCATTTAATAAGGGGCAGACACATCGTCTTTTATATAGCAAGGAACACCATCTGGATCCAACCATTTGGTATACTCAAAGTCATCCATCGCAGTCAAAAGTTGCATTTGATTGTCAAGAAGGTACATATCACTGTATCTCTTTGACCAACTGTTTGCTTTTTGAATACGATAGTCTGGCATATCGTTGATCTCCAACGTACCACACTCAACATAACGATATGGAAAACGTTCTAATAGAACTTTCATGCTTCCACTGCTTCAAGATCAATTGCGATTTGCTCAATCAAAATATCATAGTCGTCAAGAGCATCTCCAGAAAATACAACTCCATTGTTCTCATAATAACGACGAACTTTTTTGAGAAGTTTCGGATTCTTCACATCTAAGAAGAAGTCACCATTTACAGCACCACGAAGGGTTTGAATGTCTTTCTTGAACTTTGTAGTCAGTGTCATTGTCTTGATTGTTGACCTTAGTATTATAAGGGTTTGACAGGGTTTATGTCAAGTGCTTCCTGTGAGGATCGAACTCACCTTAGGCAAATTATGAGTTTGCTGCATTCACCAGATTGCTAAGGAAGCAAATAGGACTGCCGGGAATTGAACCCGGTTTACCCCGTTATAAGCAGAGAGCATTAACCAATATGCGACAGTCCCTCAGGATCCTTCGTTGTTTTGCTCTGTGTATATTCGTATGAGTTCATCATCTGCAGGTATCATTACTGCTCTCTCACCATTTTTATTTTCCACTCCTATCGTCTCTCCATTCTCAACTCTTTCCATCAGTGTTTCCCAGTTCTCTTGCCAGTATTCCACAGAGTAAAATTCCATAGTTGCATTATGTATAATGAAATTATGTGGTAGATTCCTATCGCCGCTACTCCTGAATCTACCAAAGGGGAGCACCGCAGCCATCAGACACGGCCTACTAATGATAACACACCATGCGAATAAAACGCAAGGAGGATACTACCGAGGATGGCACTTATAATTGTAGCAGTTTTATTGTGTTTGTCAATTGCTTTATCAATCATTTCCTGACACTCCTTTTTAGATATAAGGCGGTCAGGTATGATCTCATCCATCCTGTGAGACATTTGGGAGATTCTTCATTGGATCTGGTTGTCCTCCTACTATAGCACAAGCACGAACATAAAAGTAATTATCTGTTGTGCCGTTTTCCTCAAAGGTTTCTTTGATTTTTTCCCAATTGGAGAATTCGTCTGGATGCATGGTAGAAAGAAAGTGTCTACGATACTATTTAATGTATCAAATTGCTACACTAATAATATTATCAGTGTTTCTTAACGGACATCAAAGTCTAATCTACGAACTTTACGTCTTCTTCTTTCTTCTTGATAAAGAAGTTCTTGAGTAGAAAAATGACTATCAATCTTTCTCTCTACATTATTAGTTACCATTACAACCTTATCTAAGTCTTTAGCACCAATTTTATCATCCACAATACTCATTTGATTGGGACAACCACAGAACTGAATTTTACTGGTGCTTGTTAGTTCTTTTCTACACTCTTTACATCTGATAGTAATCATTAGGCGTACATTGAATTCGACATGCTCGAAGAGGGGATCGAACCCCCGACAATCTCCGTGTAAAGGAGGTGCTCTACCGCTGAGCTATTCGAGCAAACACTACACTTATCCATATGCTATGTGGGCATCACACCCAGTATACTGACAGTTTGCAATGGAGTAAGACGCAGGTCCACCGCGAATATCCAAAGAGGGATGACTCCACCAAGTATTAGTGGCATCTTTGGTTGGAACGTCTCAAGTTCCTGACTCCCCCGGCAGGATTCGAACCTGCGACCAGACGATTAACAGTCGTCGGCTCTACCGCTGAGCTACAGAGGATTGTTGTACTCTTTCTTTGTTTTGAAGTAGAGTTTATAATATCTCTTCTTCATTTCATTAAGAGTATCCATATCATCTTGAAACCCCATATATTTACACATTTGGGATGACCCTTCCAATTCACTAATCAATCTTAGTATATTAGTAGGATGTCTTTCAAGACCTCCAAAATTATATTGAGACATAATAAAATTGGAGGGAAGCGAGTGACGAGGATCGAACTCGTGACAAGAGCTTGGAAGGCTCGCATGTTACCGCTACACCACACTCGCAAGGCGACTCGCGAAGGACTCGAACCTTCGACCGACTGCTTAGAAGGCAGTTGCTCTATCCATCTGAGCTAGCGAGTCAAATAAATTAACCGCGTTCGATGCCGTCATTGTATTCGACAAAATCATCATACTGTGTTTCTGTGATCTCGTCAAGTGATACGACTTCAAGATCCTCTTCTTCTGGATTAAACCATTCTTTGTATTCTTCTATGAGTGCAAATCGATCTTTAATATCATCAAAATCATCCTTTGAATCTACTTGTTCAACCGCCCATTCGCGAATATGATTAACAATATCAATCGTTTCCTTCATAGTAGTCTTTTCGGAAATATCTGTTAAGGATGTTTCCGTTGTAGTATCTTGGGATACCGGCGTCAAGGGACTCAGTAAGTACCCCGTTGATGAAGAGTTGTCTTGTTTCTTCGAAGTTTGTTTTGCCAGATGTTTTATGTATTGACAAGATAGTGCGACTAAAATTCTGTCTCCCAAATTGTTCAATATCTTCTTTAAGTTCTGGACAAGACCCATAATAGTTTTTCCAATCAGATTCCGATTTTACTTTTCGTTTTTTACCTCTTGGAGTTCTAAACTTCCAGAAGTATTTTCTACCGATATACTGGCGATTGTTTGTTAGATTGGTGATGTTATAAACAAAACCAAAGTTGTCTTGAATAAGACTCCCATCAAAGGGAACACCCAAATAGATCCATGGATTCTCATAATCAATATCGATACTCATCAATGATGTTCAATACCTTGTCGAGATATTTATGTGCCATATCTCGATCTCCCTGCCATATAGTATCAGGTTCTTCGTATACATCATTTTTCAATCGAAGTACACGATTTTTTAATTCTTCCTTCTTCAATTCATTCTTAGGCATAGGGGAAACTCATGTCCCCCTATTTAAGCACGGTTTACAGTTGGAATCCACTGAATGTGTCCTTTTTCACATCTTGCTTGATTCCACCAACCACATAGGACTCCACCTCAGTCTCCTGTGGTGCCACCTGAAGACCCTTAGAAGAGATCCAGTGCTGTGTCCAGGGCAGTGGATTATTGCTTGCTGCAATGTCATATTGAGGTTTCAAACCAATTGCCTTGAGACGACGATTAGCAATCCATTCAACATACTGCTGGAGTAGTTTATCATTCAGACCAATCATAGATCCATCCCTAAAGAGATAGTCTGCCCAACGTTTCTCTTCATTGACGGCACGATCAAATGCCTTATAGGTCCACTCTACCTCCTCTTTCATTATCTGCTTCATTTCAGGGTCATCACCCTGTTTCCACTTGTTCAGAATGTTTTGAGTGATAGCGAGATGTTGGTTTTCATCCCTGGCAATAAGGGAGATAATCTTTGCACTTCCTTCCATAAGCTTGAGTTCACCAAACGCAAACGAGCAAGCAAAGGAAACATAGAACCGTATACCTTCCAGAATGTTGACGTTCGCCACTGCTCTGTAGAGTTTACGTTTTACTTCACGTCTATCAAATTGACCTGCGGCATGTCCATCTGTAGCAAGTTCCCACATGGTACTACCATCATATTGATGAGCAGTTTGAATAAAGTCGTCATATGCTTCTGTAACACTGCTAGCACGCTCTAAAATACGAGGATCACTAACAATCTTATCAAAGACTTCTGAGGGGTCTGCATAGACGTTCTTGATAATGTATGTGTATGAGCGACTATGGATCATTTCCATAAATCCCCATACCTCCATACATGCTTCCAGTTCAGGTAAGGAACAGTAAGGAATGAATGCCATACCAGGACCACGACCCTGAATAGAGTCTAGCATAATTTGATACTTCAGATTGGAAGTATAGATATGCTTTTGTTCTGGACGAAGTAATTGATAGTCACCACGATCCTTCTGCAAAGAAACCTCTTCGGGTCTCCAGAAGTATCCTAATTGTTGTGTGGTAAGTTTATCAAATACAGGATATTTGTACGAATCATATCTCTGGACACCCAGAGGTTTACCGAAAAACATCGGTTGCTTTTTAGTATTAACTTGTTCAGTATTAAAGACTGTCATGCCTTTAACTTTACTTTTCACGTCTTCCACTGATGACACCTTAAACTGCACAGGATTCACACTCTCCCTCCTCGGCTTGTTCTAATTCGTTTAACAGATTATTTAAGTTAGACTTCTCTTCCTCAACCTCATCACTCTTGAGGTCATTTGTATTCTGGTAGTAAGAAGTCTTCCAACCGTACTTATATGTAGTTAAAAAATCTTGTGCCATAGTAGACACTGGGACTTCATTGTCAGGATAGTTTTCTGGATTATAACTCCAGTTACCAGAAATTGCTTGGTCAAAGAATTTCTGCATCACAGCAACAACATTGATATAACCACGATTAGAAACCATGTCCCAAAGAAGAGTATAGTTATTCTTCAGTGTATTGAATTGAGGAACAATCTGCTTAAGAGGTCCCTTTTTCGATTTTTTAATGGACAGGTAGTCTCTAGGTGGCTCGATTCCATTGGTTG